CCTAATGGTTTTATCGGAGGCATCTGAGAAATCTCTTTCAAGCTGGAGATCGATGCCAGGTGTAATATAGACTTGGAACGGACCCCAGCACCTCTGACCATTTGCAATTTTAATCATATTAATCAATTCATTGCGCATGGTTTTACCAGAAGTATCTTTATCTTCCCAATCGCTGATTGTGGTAGTTTGTCTCTGCGGGAATGTGGTATATCCATAAATAGCATTACCACCAATAGAACTCAAATCTTCGACACCAATGAGGATCTTTTCAGCCATTTCGGCTACTTTTCTTCCTGCAATCTCGGCTTCAAGTGTATCAAGTGCACCTGCACCAGAATTTCTAGAAGCGGCAAGCAAACGAATGGGAATTGTCAAATCTTTATGAATAATGGGCAGAGGAATTGTACGGAGATCGAACTGAAGTTTCTCGTTCGTTGTCTCTTCGAGTCCTGTCATCGAAACTCCCGCATCATTCAGATCTGACATTGCTTGCGATTGGAATACAGTCGTTCCTATTGCATTCGGAATATTATAGGTCAACCCGTTATTAATCAGATCTTTTACTGCACGAAGACGAAGGTTTGCGGCCTTGACTACCGCGGTATCAAGCAAAACCCACTCTTCTTTACGAAGAAGACCGACTGAATTAACCTTTACGGCAGTGAGCTCGCCGTTAGCTGTCAATTGATTAATATAGGTTGCACCATTCGCACCAATCCATGGTTTAAGGACTCTATGATCCATGCCATGTTGCAACAGAGTAGCGGCTACTTCACCGGTACCCGTTCCATTCAAAATAAAATCAACACCATTCATATTACAACCTCCTTTCTCTTACATGATAAGAACAGGGATAAGATTAGGTTTTCCCTGATTACCACCTGTTAGATCAAGATCTGTTAATGCCAAACCAATTATAGCCGCTTCATTATCCGTGGTACCTATACCAGTTGCATCAAAGGGAACCACACAACCATTGGCAGTAGGGACAACAAAATCCATGGTATTTACTTCTGTATTGTCTTTAAGACGTAAAGCCACGATGTCACCGGGTTGCGGGTATAACAAAAAGACTCGTTCATCAGCCTTATATTTGTCGTGTACTGTCTGTCCAAAGACATCCTTTTCCATAACTACCCATTTAGGTATTTTTTCGTTTGCGGGCGCCCCGATGGTGGTAAACAATAAAGAACCGGGAAGGACTTCTGCACCAAAACTATTCACTTCATCAACAATCATAGCAGCAGACCGCAACGCAATTGTGGTAATAGGATGCAATCTTTTTGCAATATCGGGAAGGGGACTCGAGCTCATATTTTAATCTCCTTTCTTTTCGAACAACGAAATTTCTTTCATTGGTTCTTCTGTTACAGATGAACCGGTGTTGTTGGCAACATCTCCAGCCATCTTATAATTCTCATTTACAGCTAGTTTAGAAATCTTCTCTAATTGAGCCGCGCCCATTTCTTCAAGTTCTTCTTTTGTGAAAGCATTCTTTTTGTTAGACATGATTTCTTTAACCAAAGAATCCCTCTTGTTGTTCAACAGGCGCACTCCATCAGAAAGAACCTCTTTAAACGGCATCGGGATGGTGTTGAGATACTCTTCAATAGAAATATCTCGCACCTTTTCTTCTTCCTTTTCGTTAACCTTTACCTCGGGTTCTTTTGTTTGCAAAGAAGAAAAAAATATCTGTTTTTCTGTTTCTGAAAAACCTTCGCAGAGAGCAATACTCTCTTCAGAGAAACCTTTCTCTTTCAACATGTTTTTCATCTCTTCGTTCATTACTGTCTCCTTTTTGTTGATGGGGTTTTCTTTCTTATCTTCGGGACGATGTTTTTTCATTTTTTGGATTAATTCTGCTTTTTCTCCATTTATTTCATAAATATATTCAAAATCACCCTTTTCCTCTTGTCTTAAAATAGACAAAAGGTTATCAGTTTGCTCTACCTTACTTATTTTTTTTGTATGTATTTCTTTCAGAAGAGCATCTGCGAGATAAGAACGACGGGTGGGTTCTCCCATTATATCAAAAACAGAATTTATTCTAGGAATACCAGCACCGTCAGCAACAGAACAAGCACCTACTTGATTAGGAAGAATTGCAAGATGATCAGGAATGATGTCTGTAATTATTTTTGTATACTCTTCATTATTCCATTTACCTTTTTCTTCTCTATCTTTAGAAAAGTGCCCAATACTTACCTCTAACATTAACCCTGTTCTTAAATTTACAATTAAACCGGGTTCTACTTTTTCAGCTTTAACAACATCTATCCATGCTTCTGCTTTCAGTTTTCCGTTTTCATAACTAGCATTTAGAATGATACCGATGCCTTGCTTTTCTATAACTTCTTTTGTGCAAGCAGAAATAGGAGCACCGTCTTTCTCAGGGTGCAACACCACAATTGGTTTGGTATTCCATGCTTCTGGTATGGCAGACAGCTGTTCAGCAGTATATAGAGAAGCCCCGCCATTATTAACATGGACACCCTCTACCATCATAATCATAGGAAAAACCAAATAATGTTTTCCGTCGAGCGTCTCTTCGCGACACATGTCGTCTAACTTAATGCTCTTTCTAGAAATTATTAACATTTTTATTCTCCTATAAGATCAGTATAACACAATTTTTTTCAGAAATCAATATCTGATGTAATTATTCTGAAATCTCTTCAATTTTAGATTCTCTATCTTTCCGAGACAATTCATCTAATTCAGGAATCCAAGGTATCCAAACACATCTGCAATTAGGATGAAGTGGCAAAATTCCATGAGATTCACTTACCTTAAATCTTTTCGGATTACCGTTTTCATCTGTACCAAATTCTACGCACTTGTCACAAACACGGTCATCATTTGCATAAAGATATTCAACAAGAAGAGTGATTCCTTCTTGTTCAAAAGATTCGTATGTATCTAAAGACGCTTCTGAATGAGCCCTCATTATCTCTGTTCTTGCAATTAACTCAGCTCGTCTTATTCCAATCCCGTCTATTTTTTCCGCCATTCGTTTTGCAACAACTTTAGGATTAACACCTTCTATCATCCCTTGTGCTAATTCTGTTCTTATTCCATTGGCCATGACTTGCGAAACATTTTTCAAACTCTCGTATGTCCTGATATAACATAATGCGACTCTTGAAGCATGAATTGGTGCAGAAAAACTAGCTGCAAGCCATTGATCTGGTGTTAATCCTGTTAATCTACCAAATTTACCTCTAATATATGCGTCTGTCACACCTTGTTTATATGCAGAGGTAACATACATATCAGTCCATCTTTGATATCTTGCTTGCGTGCCTAGTTGGGCTTGAAAAATAATAGCATCTATATTTTGATCTAGCCATCTAGAAAAAGATTCTAAATAAGATGGATCGACAGGAAAATCATAAACATTAACAGTTATGTGAGGATAATAATTAAGAATCTTTTTCTCTACTTCTTGTTTCAAAAGATTCATTCTCTTTTTTAATTCAGCAAAAAACTTTTTGCTTATCCAAAGAGTTTTTGAGGGATCTCGTTTACTCAAGAACCGTGTCTTCCTCTTCTTCGCTTATCGGCAATGCAAGTGCCTCGCTTTGATTTAATATATCAGAAACTTCACCTGGGGAAAGATTCAAAATATGTTTCAAGAAATATTCTTCAGGAATAATGGCGGGTGCCATGACGGAATCTGCATACGCTTTCAAAGACTCTGCTTTTAGTTTACTTATCTCTGCTCGTTCTTTTTGAGATGTACTGTCTACCTTTAGCCATGTAATCATTATATCATCTGATGTTTCGGGCAAAATTTCTAAGAGCTGCAACCGTTTAACAAAAGGCCGCACGACATCATCCGATAGATAAGATTCCTGTCTGTCTCTAATCCTGTCTTCAAAAGTCATTTTATCTGCTGTAGAAGCCAAATGTCCCATCTCGCTACCCATGAGCATTCTGCCGGGTATTCCTGTATATGCTGAAATAGCATTTATTTGGGCTTTTATAAATGGTTCTGGATCAGATACCTGCACATCTAAAGATTTTGCATTTACGCCCTGTAATGTCAAAAATCTGGTCATTGATTGCACATATTGTTCAATCTGATCTTTCATTTCGAGTTTATCTTGAGAAGTAATATGCACATCAGGTTCAGCCTCAAATACATAACCAGGAAAACCCCCACGCATAAACATATGAGGAGAACCTTTAAGTAACAAAGTCACATTCAAAACATTCTCTATGACTGCTTCTAATCGTGGTTGACCAAAAATAACAGAATCAACAGCATTTTCTGTAAAATGAAGACATCTAGACCAATGAACAATAGTTTCTTTATTAGAATTGTTTTCATCAGAAAACTTTATAGAATACAATACAGGCATTCCATAACGTTCGTTAGATGGATTGTTCTCTACCTCTAATATCTCTACATTCGTTTCATCAAAAGGACGAAGATACAACAGTTCTTTACCTCGTTGCGCAGGTGTTTTGGGTTCTTGTCCATCTGCCAACCCTAAATACAAGATACCAAACCTACCTATTCCTGATAAAACATCGGCTTGTTTAAGCTTTTGGTGCACTTTTAATCCGGGTCTTAATATTAGTTTTGTTATTTCTTTTTCAAAAATAGTCTCTTTTGGAGAATCACCCTCAGTTATAGCAGGAAGAGCTCTCCAGCATTCGTTTGGGTACAAAGAAATGATCCTAGAAGCAATAGCATTCTTTTTGAACAAGTATTTATAATCAGCGGCTGAAAATTCGCCAGAATAAGAAGGAATGCCGTACATATCTTGAGCAAAATGCTCAATATTTTGCATCCTTCTTGAAAAGAAAGGGAGTGTCCTCATCATGTTATATACAAAATTTAGTTCTTTTTCATTCATTACCAGAGACCTCCTCTTTTCTGCTTTTTAATCAGCCAAGCATAAGCACCGGCACTCGCATCAACCATGTCTTTTGTTCTACCGCGTGGAAAAAATAAATGTTCCTTAATGAAATCTTTTGTCCATGGTCTGTTCATAATTAATACGTCTCCTCTATTCCACGCAATAGACCAAGGAGTCGCTCTTACCACCTTGTCTCCCGTAACCCTATCAGCATATACAGCGAATCCGAGTAAATTTTTTATCGAGTACTCTGCCGATTCTTTACCACCAGAACCGGGTTCTTGTTCAACAACTACAGTATACGGGATTCCGTCTATTTCGTCGATATTTGCTGTATCTCTGATAATTTTTTCACGTACTTCTGAAGACCATCTACCGGTTATACAGTCTAAAACAACCACTCTTCCCGATTTCATTAATCCTATCAATGAACCAGCGGTTTGTGCACCAGTTCCTCCAGCTGTACCTGCTTTATCCCAATATCTAACTTTTTGAATAATTTCAGAATCATAATGCTTGACAACAGACACCTTGTCTTCTAAAAACAAATTACCGCCCGAACGCTTCGGAGATTGACCAAACTGGCCTGCATAATCTAACGGACCTAGTGTTTTTTCATTTTCTTCTAATGTCTGTTTATCTAAACGAACGGTATCTAAAAGCCCATTCTTATAGTATTTCTTAAGCCTCTCTGGCTTGATCTCGTAATTATCTTCTGCAGGTAGACAAATATGTTTTATCCTGTTCTCTTGTCCTTCATTTATATCCAGAATATGCTGAGTCAAATCATCTT